CGGCCTGGTGCGGATCCCGATCCCGTACATCTCGATCCAGAAGCTGTCGCTCACGGCGCCGCTGATGTTCCAGTTCACCGCAGGCACGAACATCAAGATCCGGCCCGAAGACATCATCTGGGGCACGCTGTATGACCCGGAGTCCAACATCATCGGGACGCCGCCGGCCGAGACGCTTCGCCAGATCCTCGGCGAGGAATGGGCCGCAGCGAAGAACCAGGAGAACATGTGGAAGCGGGGTCCGCACGGCAACACGGTGTTCGAGCAGGATGCGAACACGCCCGGGCTTGACCCGGCGGCTGCAGAGAACTTCAAGACCGGCTGGCGTCAACGCTACGGCGGCATCATGTCCGAGCACGCGGGCGAGATCCCGCTCATGCCCGTCGGTATCAGCCCGAAGCAGATCGTCTTCGACGCGCAGGATCAGCAGTATCTCCAGATGCGGAACTTCACCCGCGAAGAGGTCTGCCACGCGTTCGGATTCAACCCCGCGCTCCTCGGGATCACGCCGTCGAACTTCGCGTCGGCCGACTCGTTCCATCAGCAGTTGTACCAAGACACGCTGACGCCGATCTGCGTCGCGATCCAGGAGGACTTCGAGGAGCAGTTGCTCTACCCGGACTTCGTCGGCAACGACTACGACTTCGCCATCGACTTCAACATCAACGCGAAGCTGCAGGGGAGCTTCCTCGAGCAGGCGAAGATCGGTCAGCAGGCCGTCGGCGGTCCGTGGATGACCGTGAACGAGTTCCGCCAGAAGTTCCAGGGCCTGCCGCCTATCGAGGGCGGCGACGAGATCGTCGTGCCGTTGAACGTCGTGCGCGGCGGCGGAAGCCAGGCCAACCCGCAAGACGCCCAGAACCAGTTCACCCAGAAGGCGGGCCTCCAACTGCTCGCGGGGGAGGAGTAAGTCATGAGGCTCGTACTGCCAGAGGCGCAATTGAAGTCGGTCCAAACGGCCGCAGGGACGCGCACGCTGGACTTCTACGCGGCGACGTTCGACACCGACAAGCACGGCGACGTCATCGCCCCGACGGCGTTCGACGATTGGCTGAAGGGCCTCTACGAGACGGGCGACTCGCTTCCGATCTCGTTCGCCCACGCCGCGATCTTGAACTCCACCGACGCCGCGCAGATCATCGGCTACGCCCCGGCCGACATGGCTCACGTCTGGGCCGACCAGTTCGGGCTTCGCGTGAAGTCGGTGCTGTACGCGGATCTCTCGACGGCCAAGCACGTCATCCGGCTGATCGACGACAAGGTCGTGAAGGCCGCCTCGCTCGCGCTGCAGGTCAAGGACTGGGAGCCACTCCCCGGCGGCAAGCGCCTCATCACGAAGGCGGGTGTACGGGAAGCCGGTCCGGCCATGTTCCCCGTGAACGACAAGGCCGTGCTGCTCGCGCTCAAGTCATCGCTGGACGAGGGATGGCTCTCGGCTGAGCAGTTCCAGGATCTGTTCGGACTCGATGCGGAGGGACACATGAAGCTAGTGAAGGCAGAGGAGCTTGACGACCTGCTCGTCAAGTCGGCACCGGACTACGTGCAGGCGACGCACGACTCGTCTGTCCGCGCCGGCGCCGTATGCGAGCACGAAGAGATCAAGGCCGAACAGGTCGACGAGGCGGTCGACGAGAGCAAGCCCGACGCCGACGCCGAAGACCTGTCCGAAGAGCAGAAGGACGCTCTCGTCAAGGCCGAGCAAGTTCTCGAAGAGGCGACGCCGCTGTTGAGCGATGAGGATCGCGAGATCCAACGGCGGTTCCGCTACCTCGAGATCACCAACGGGAAGTAACGACAAGGAAAGGAGCGACCGGAATGAGTCGCTTGGATGAGTTGAAGTCAGAGCTCGCCGCGACGGTCCAGTACGGCAAGCAGATCGGGTCCAAGATCCAGGATCCCGACCTGACCGACGCCGACCGCATGGATCTCCGCAACGAGCAGGAGGCAACTCTGACGAAGGCCGAGGGGCTTTCGAACGAGTTGGAGAAGGCGCAGAAGGACGCGGACCGCGAGTTGCGGATCAAGTCCATCGGCCGTGACATGGACGTCGACCTGAAGACCGACGACGTGGTCGAGGTCGAGTACGCCGACCCCGTGGACGAGTTCCTCAAGTCCGAGCAGTGGAAGGAGTTCGCCTCCGACGTGAAGGCGGGCCGCCACCCGGGCGAGATGTCCATGGAGATCGAGTTGAAGGCCGCGAAGAATGTGGAGACCGAGTACGTGGGTGACCTCACCACGCAGATGATCCCCGGCATCGCGAACTTCAACTACCAGTTTCCCTACCGCGTAGGGGATCTGTTCGGTCAGGGTCAGATGGGCGGCTCGAGCGTGTCCTTCCTGAAGATCCCCGCCGGCGCCACCGGAGCAGCGGCCTACCAGGCCAACCTCGGTGACACCAAGGGTGGCGACTTCGGCATGACGCTGGACGTCGACCAGCAGTTCGCGAAGACCATCGCCGCGCGTGCTCTGATCCCGGAGCAGAACCTCGACGACGTCGACGCGTTGGAGTCGGAGATCCGCAACATCCTGCTCGTCGGCCCCAACGGTCTCGCGGAACTCCGCGAGGACGACTACATCAACGGCAACGGCACGACGGAGCTGAAGGGGATCTTGTCCCTCAGCCCGACGAACGAGACGCTCGCAGGCGACTACCTGTCCAAGAGCGTCCTGTGGGCCGCTGCAGCCATGGAGGACGAGACGGGCTTCGTCGCGGACGCAGTCCTCGCGAACCCCGTCGACGCCTTCTACCTTCGCACCGAGGTCGGTTCGGTCGACCAGCGCCCCCTCAACACGCCCTTCGGGTCGGGTTGGGGCGGGAACGGGGACGACTCGCTGCCCCGGATCGTGAAGACGCGCAAGCTCGCGCAGGGAACGGCCATCGTCGGTCAGTTCTCGGCCTCGACCCGCTACACCCGCAAGGCCGTCACCATCACGGCCGACGCGGCGGGCCTCGGTCTGCGCGACAAGAACCTCGTCCTGTTCGTGGCCGAGGTTCGCGAGGCGCTCGTTCACCGGTACGGCAAGGATCCCTACCGTCTGGTGACCATCGCCACCTGATAGGGATAAAGGGAGAACCCCGGCAGCCGGATCCTGCCGGGGTTCTCCCTCTTCCTGCCATGTCGACGAAGGCACGCCGCCGGGTACACATCGGACTCGCGATCTTCTTCACCGTGCAGATCCCCCTTGCGATCTGGCTGCAGGTCGTGAACCAGGAACTGTTCGATAAGGTCTGGGTTCTGTACCTGATCTTCCTGAGCCTGTATGCCATCGTGTCGACGCACTGGGTCGGTGCCTCGGCCGAAACACCAACCGAGGAGGAATGATGTTCATCACGCTCACTCGTACCGGGGGACAAGCAATCGCTGTGAACACCGACCAGATCGCTTCTGTGCGAGACCGCGCAGAAGGCAAGAACGTCGTCGTGATGCTCGCCAACGGCAACGACTTCGAGGTCACCGAGGGCTACGAGGACATCGTGGGGCAGGTATCGCAGGCGTAGTGTCCCCGGCCGTTCCCCTGACAGGAACGAGCTAGGACAAGCACAGACCCCCGGTGATCCCGGGGGTCGAGTGCTGCCAGGGGTTCGGTGTCTACGCTTCTCCGGTGCCGCATTGATAGGTGTAGTTGGCGCGGAGTGTGCAGCCGATGAAGAGCGTCTTGTGGTGCGCGATGTCCTGACCGAAGATCGACACGCCCTGCTTCCAGTGGAACGTGTAGCGCCAGTAGCGGTACTCCACGGGGAGGCAGGGGCCGACGCCACCGTTGCACCACGTCGTCGAGATTCCCGCGCCCTTGGTCGTGTCGACGCCATCGAACCCCCAGAGCCACGATTCGCGGTGAGATGACGAGGCGTTGGTATAGGCGTCGTTCACCTTCGTGTGATTCGACCCGGCCTTCGGTGTCAGCTTGAAGTGACCGAGTCCCTGCACGACCTTGTCGATCAACAGCGAGTCGCCGTGAACCTCGGCCTCGACGCGGTATGAGCCGTCGCCTGAGCGTGTGCGCTGGACCGTGATGTGATGGCCGATGTGGCGCACCTTGCCCTTGCGCTTCCAGGTCCGCTGGCTGACCAAGACCATCGAGGTCGTGTGGACCGGTGGACCGATGTAGGTGCTGGACCCTCCGGTGTGTGATGGTGTCGTCACCGCGATGAATGCCACGATGAGCGCGACCACCAGTAGTGCAACAAGAACGATGCGTCGCATGGATCTCCCCTTTCCTGTTCCCCTGACACTCGAAGTATCGGCGGGAACAAGAGCCGCGCACAGGGGGCCGATGGTGGACGGTCGAGCGTCCTACAGAGGGGACAGATGAAGCCAAGAACGTTCCGGGACAAGACGCTTACGCCGCGACAGTGGATGATGCACGCCGTGCTGTGCTTCATGCGACGCCCGATCCTCATGCGGAAGGACGACCACGTTGTAGGCATGCTCGTCCCTGCACCGATACGGCACTTCGGCAAACAATGGGTCGAGTGGCGCGTCGTTCGCTGGCAGTGAAGGAGACAGGGTGACGAATCCCAAGCCGCAACTCACCGTCCAGGTCTACAAGAAGGTCACGGCCCTCAGGAAGCGCGAGCGCTGGGGCGTTAGGATCAAGGCCAGCAACTCCCTGACGCTGTTCGCCTCGGAGAAGTACGTGAACCACGAAGGCGCGCGGAACGCCGCCGACCTCGTCGCCAATGGCAAGTTCACCGTGGTCGATGAGGATTAGATGCGGGCTCTGATAACCGGCATCAACGGACAGGACGGTAGCTACCTCGCCGAGTTCCTGCTTGCGAAGGGCTACGACGTCCACGGGACCATCCGGCGTTCGTCGCTTCCCAACACCGAACGTTTGAACGGGTTCGAGGACCGGCTGGTACTGCATCACGCCGATCTCACCGACGCTTCCGGGATGGCCCGCGTCATCGCAGCCGTGCGGCCTCAGGAGGTCTACAACCTGGCGGCGCTGTCGGACGTGCGGGTGTCGTTCGACACCGCCGAGTACTCCGGCAACGCGACAGGACTCGGCGTCACGCGGCTGCTTGAGGTGGTGCGCGACCTCGTCCCAGACGCACGGGTCTATCAGGCAGGTTCCTCCGAGATGTTCGGAGCCAACCCCAATGTCCCCACCGACGAAACCGACGCGTTCCATCCCTGTTCGCCCTATGCGGTGGCGAAGGTCTACGCGCACCACATGACGACGCTTTACCGAGACGCCTACGGGATGTTCGCGACGAACGGGATCCTGTTCAACCATGAGAGCGAACGGCGTGGTTACGGGTTCGTCACGCGGAAGATCACGCGAGGTCTCGCCGACATCGTCGCCGGCAGAAGCGACCGGCTCACGCTTGGCAACCTGAGCGCGAAGCGGGACTGGGGTCACTCGCGTGACTTCGTGCGTGCGATGTGGCTCATGCTGCAGCAGGACGCGCCCGACGACTACGTCATCGCCACGGGGCGCACGCATTCGGTGATCGAGTTCCTCGAGGCAGCGTTCGGGTCGGTGAACCTGTCGTGGGAGGACTACGTGCAGACCGACCCGCGCTACTACCGGCCGGTGGACCCGCCGGTTCTGTTGGGAGATGCGAGCAAGGCACGGCGGGAACTCGGGTGGGAGCCTGAGATCGCGTTCGGTGAGCTTGTGCGCTTGATGGTCGAGGCAGACCTGAAGGCATGAATGAAGACACACGCATCGTGGTGCATGCCTACGCAGGTGACGCACACCAAGTGAGGACTGCGCTCTCGCAGTATGAGCATCACCAAGTGCCAGTCGTCGTGCTGTCGCCGGCGGACGCTCCCGTTAGGATCATCGGCACCGACTACCAGGCGCGCGGGAAACGGGCGTACACGGGACAACTGACGCTTGATCGCCAGCGTGAGCACCTCGAGGTCTTGCTTGGCTACCCGGAGCGGTTCTTCCTGTTGCACGACTCGGATTCGGTTTGCTTGGAGCCACAGATACCGGAGCAGCTCTACGACGAACCCGACACGGTCTGGTACAACCCCTCGCCGACCGGGAGGTTCCTGAAGGCCAAGGGTTCCCCGCCCATCGAGGGATACGAGAACGTGTTCCAGCCGCCGTTGTTCTGTTCTCGGGAGAGCATCGAGAAGATGCTGGATGTGTCCGATGCGGCGATGGCGGAACTGCCGGAGTTCGCGAAGCTGATCGACTGGTACTTCGTCGCGATGACGCGCCATGCGAACCTTCAGGCCAAGCCGTTGCCCGGTGCCATCAGCCGACCGATCTGGAGCACGTATGAGATCGCACGGGTGTACGCGATGGTCCGTACCCGTGGCTTCATCTTCCTGCACTCGGTGAAGACCCGGAGTGCATTGGAAACATTCGTGTCCGCACGCGCCGAGTACAACAGCGACCCCGATGGAGATGGCTTGTGCGGATCCTGGTGACCGGAGGGCACGGGTTCCTGGGCCGTTCGCTCATCCCGAAGCTTCGTGCTCACGGCTATGTCGTGTGGGCGCCGCGAAGCAACGAGTGTGACCTCACCACGCCGGACGGCGTGCGCCGCGCCATCGGGTTCTGGCCGGACATGATCGTGCATGCTGCTGCGGCCGTCGGAGGCATCGGGGCCAACGTCGCGAACCCGGGCCGGTTCCTGTACGAGAACGCCATCATGGGCCTGGAACTGATGGAGCAGGCTCGCCTGAGGGGCGTGAAGAAGTTCCTGACCGTCGGAACGGCCTGCGAGTACCCGGAGCAAGCCTCGCTGCCGCTGCGGGAAGAAGAACTGTGGGACGGCTATCCGGCGCCCGCCACGGCCCCTTATGGCCTCGCGAAGCGGCTGATCCTCGCGCAGGGGCAGGCGTATCGACAGCAGTACGGGTTCAACGCGATCCACGTCATCCCCACGAACCTGTACGGGCCGGGAGACAACTTCGACATCGACACCTCTCACGTCATCCCGGCCATGATCCGGCGCTTCAGCGAGGCCGCGCGCAACAAGGAACCTAGCGTGCAGTGCTGGGGCACCGGCAACGCGACGCGGGAGTTCCTCTACATCGATGACGCGAGCACGGGAATCGTCGCGGCGCTCGAGCACTACGACGACCCGGAGCCGGTGAACCTCGGCACGGGGGTCCAGATGAGCATCCGGGATGTCGCAGGCATGATCGCGGATGCCTACGGGTACCTCGGCGCCATCCTTTGGGACGACAGCAAGCCAGACGGCACGCCGGCGCGAGTGATGGATACGACGAAGGCGCGTGCGTTCGGCTTCGAGGCTCGCGTGAGCTTCGAGGTCGGGCTGAAACGCACCATCGATTGGTACGAAGGATGATCTCCCTGTGCTGCCCCACACGCGGACGGCCTGAGCGCTTCGCGCACATGGTTCGATCCGCCAAGCAGACGGCCTCGGGGCCGATAGAGATCTGTGCGTGGCTCGATGATGACGACGAAACCGCGAGCCAGTATCCCCGCGATGAGGGCATCGTCTACGGTTCGGGGCCGCGTCCCTACGTCAACGGATCGCTCTGCACGTCGGGCCTATGGAACAAGGCGTGGAGCCTCGCCAGCGGTGACATCGCGCAGTTGGTCGGTGATGACTTCGTCTACCGGACCCAGGGCTGGGATATACGGGTCGAGACGTTGTTCGAAGCGGTCCCGGACAAGATCCTCATGGCCTACGCCGACGACGGCACGGCGCGGAAGGCACCGATCAACCCGTTCGTCCACCGACGCTGGATCGAGGCCGTGGGGTTCGTCCCTGAT